CTTCCGGACTTTGGATCTAACGCTTTTGCAATAGGCGCAACAATCGCACCAAGCATAGTTGCATAGGCTGGATGAATGTCAGCAACTATTGCTAAGGCTACTGTGATTCCACTAGCTGCCACAGCTCTCAAATATGACTTAATTGCTGCTTTGTGTTTTTTGGTCAGTTTCATTAATTGCCTTTCAGTAGTGGGATGTCGAACTTCTTGCCATTTTGATTTGGTTTGAAAGAGATATGGATATGTTTGTGATGTGGATTAATGCCTCGATATTTGACCCAACGCCAAAGCGACTTTGCCGAACATATTTTACCAGCGTGGATCACATAATAAATACGCTTATCCTTTTTTGCTGCGAGTCGAACTTGATCTGCCAGATCGAAACTAAGCCCTTCTTGGTCAGATAGGCGAGCGTCAATGTCGATGGCACATACTTCACCCTGTTCATTTGGGTTATGCTGACTGACTCTGGCTGAATGGCGAGCATCACCAATCCATCCATCAGCTGTGCGCTTGCGATCAGGGAAGCAGTCATTTACCTGATCCCTTAAAGTTTCAGCAGCTTTAGATAACCAAGGCTTCATTAGCCAAGTAAAATTTTAAGTTCATCAGCAGTCAAACCAAGACGATCTACAATTGCTTGGCGTGCTTTTTCTTTGGCTTCGGCTGCCTCTAATTCTGCTAATTCATCTTTTGTATAATAAACAATTTCAATAAGATTATTTTCAGGCTTTGACTCATCAAAACCACCAATTCCATAAACTACTGATTTAATTTTTTTTGTCATTATGCAATCCTCATTCCCATAATTGGTGTTGAAGAAGTTGCAGTTACTGATCCTGCTGTTGCAAAGGCTCCAGTAACACCATCTTCATAAAAAATAGCAGTAGTAGTATTATCGTTAAATGCAGTTCCAATTGGAGTGGTGGGAAAAATAAAACCATCATTAATAGTTTTACCTCTAAAATCAGGAAATGCAGGTGCGGTTTGGCAATTAAATGCAAAGAAATAATAACCACTTGCCAAAGTTTGATTTATTGTTATTTCATAATTTGCTCCGCCAGCGCTTGTAATTGTTACTGTTCCTGCATCAAAAGCAACAGTCGATGGCTTTCCTGTTGTGGTATCCATATTATAAACACCTAATCTGACTACTGAGGTTGCAGCTAAATAACTACTTGCAGTTCTGCAACTTATTCGATCAAATGTGTTTGCAGTAACAAAAAATGGTGTGTAATATGTTCGATCCTCTGCAATTGTTATATCTGTAAAAGTTCCAGTAGCATTTTTAACATAATAACTACTTAACCTTTGAGTTACAAATGGTAAAAAACTAGCTGATGCAGCCCACTTTAATCCTGTGGCGGTTGAACTATCAGCAGTTAAAACTGTGTCATTTGCACCAACGGCAAGACGGCTAACTGTATCTGCTGCGGTAGCTGCAATAATGTCGCCTTTAGCATCAACAATAGATTTAGCAATTGCTGCATCTGCATTTGTTTTCATTTGGGTATCTACTGCTTGCCCAAAGATCTCAAAGTCGGCAGGTAAGTCTTTTACTAAGTCCGTGTTTGTAGGCATCGCAAACGCGTAATTGGTGGTTGGATTTGCCATTGTTCTCCTATACTCAGGCTACTATTGTAGCGTATTCCCATTGTAAAACTGGATCTATCGTGTTCCATGCCTCAGTTACCGGCACAGTATTCCATCTCATCGCTACTTGGCTGAAAGCTGTTGGCGATACATTGATAGTCAAAAATAATTCATTAAATCTAGTGCTCCATGACCAGCCCTCAACATAACCTTCAAACTGACCACTAGATATTTGATCCGGTAGGTTTTGGATATTGACTGGCATTCCCATAAATATGCCAAGTAAGGCATCTCGATCTGCATTGTCAATTTCTGAATTAGTTATTGGGAAGGTAATAGATTGAAATGCTGGCTGTGGAAAGGCTCTTTGGTCAATATATCGATCAGCAATAGCTTGAGCATCTACTGAGCCATTAACCCTTGAGTTGATAGTTTCGGCTTTGTACCCGTAGGTCGCAATTGATGTAGCATCGCTAGCTGTAACTTGTTGATTGTAATTGTTGCCATAATTAATATAAATGTCATTACGGACATCTGCGGATCTCATAATTGTAGATAATCCAGCGCCTAAAGCATGGCCAGCATCAAGATCAATGTAGCCATTAGTAATTAAATAATTTTGCCTATGATCGGCATCGGCATACCCGATATTGCCATTATTGGCTTCAAATACATAACCGAATGCTGAATTAGCAATATCTGATACAACATTATAGATCGTATCGACTGTATTTGATTGAGCGGACATTGTGTAAAGTCCGGGTTGGTCAATATCACCTAAGCCTAGATTTTCTGCATCTTGCCATTGTGTTGTTGCATCATAAGTTGCCCATGTTGTAGCTGCTGGAACTTGAGCCCATGTGCCAAGTAATACGCTAGATAGCACAGTATAGATTTGGTCGCCATCCTCAGCTTGAGAAATGTTGTCATTCCATATTTCTTTTGTTAAACGAGCCAGCGAACCCATAGCCAAAAGTGTGTATTGAATGACTGTGGCTGCTGCACCTGTCTGACCTACTGAAACAGTTACATCGGTAATGTCGCCACCGAATAATGACACATAATTACCAGATGTATCTTTAATTTGCAAATCCAAAGAATCATTTATGTCAAAAGGTAAAGTTTGGTTATTTAATGCCAATAAAGTTACCTGAACATAAGATGGCAACGGCTGTTGATAAATGTCAGATCGACCTGCTTGGTGTTGAACATCTGAGATGGTAATATTAGTATAATCAACCCCACCGACAGTTAATTTCCAGTCCGGTGTAAATTCAGCCATTATCTATCCCTTAATGCAGTAACACTTCTAGCTGCTTGACTATTAAGGCTATTTGCCACAGCTCTGGCTGTTCCTTCGGGATCTACTGCACCTGTTACATAAATGTTTGTTGTATTACCACCTGATTGACCAAATGGAGTGCCACCTAAAACGACTGGCTCGGCTGTTAATCTGCTTGCTTGCTTTTCTAATACAGCAAACTCAGCTGTTAGTTTGTCAAATTGCTGTGCTGCTGCTTTTTGGCTTATGCCATTAGTTGCCACTTGGAATGTTAAATCTGTAAAAGCATCATTAACTGCTGTTAATCTTTTTACTAAATCAGCTGCGCTTGTTGCACCCAAGATTCCAGTAGCACCTACTCCACCACCGCCACCGCCTGCTCCACCACCGCCTGCTCCGCCAGCACCCCCACCAAATCCACCACCGGCTACTGCACCAGCAACGGCAGCTGCAACACCTTGACCTAAACTACTTAATTGTCCAAATCCTGTTCCGGTTGCTCCGGCTGTGCCACCACCACTACTACCAACTCCACCTATCTGTGGGATATTAACTCCGGGAATCCTATTTACTGCTCTAATAATTACATTGATAGCATCAATCGCTTTATTTACTATGCCACTAATTACACCCAATACATTTGAAATTACATTAATAACAACTGCTGCAATATCACCAACAACATTTAACGCTGCTCCAATAGTTGTTCCAATAATAGGAGCAAGGGATTTAACTACATTAAAGAATGATTGGAATTCATCTATGTTTTCTCGAATAGCACCTTTAATATCATTAAACGCATTTATCGCACCATCTATAATTGGCAATAAGAATAATTTAACTCCATCAATAAATTCAAATACACCTTCGCCTAATCCACCTGCTCGACTACTAAAAGCATCTGCAACGCTTTGGATTACTGGTAATACATTGTTAGTAAAAATTTGAGTTAATTTTAATACGATAGGGAGTAACGCTTCACCTATTTCTGTGCGGATGTTACTTAACTGAGCATTGAGAATTCTTTGTGAGTTAGCCAAGCCATCGGATGTTCGTTGGAAGTCGCCTTGAGCAGCAGATGTTTGTTGATAGATTAATTCTTGAGCTGCTAGGACTTTTTGCTGTGGTGTTAGGGCTTCCTTTGTAGTTCGGATTATGCCCAAAGAGAGCGCAGCTTGTCTTAGGCTGG